TATGGCATCAGTCGGTCTCCTCACCGGGCATGCCGGTCAATTTGTTCACGGTGGCGCGCAATGTGTCGTCTGTGCGCGGCCCTTTCAGGTATTCGGCAATGACGCTGGTGCGCCGCTGCCGCTCGGTCTCGATGCGGTCGAGCTTGGATTGCAGGGCTTGCAGGTCGACTTTGATCTCCTCGACCCCGTCGTCACCCTCCTCCTCGCCCGCCATGGCCTGCGTCGCCTGCATCTGCTCGATGCGCTGACTGAGCGCGGCCACGTGCTGCTCCAATGCCGCCTCCTCATGGCGGAACGTGCGCTCGGCCTCCGCGCGCTGGTCCTCGCGGTCCCACTGTTCGCGTGTGATGCTGGTCTTGGATTCCGACTCGGCGGCGCGCTTCTGCTCGTCCGCCTGCGAACGCATCGCCTGCTCGGCCTTGGTCGCCTCGCGCTCGGCCTTGCGCTCCTCCATCTCGCGCTCGCGGAGACTGCGCTCGAACTGCTTCTCCTCCAACGCGGCCTGCTCGGTCGCCAGCTTCTGCTGGTCAGCCTGCTGTAGCTGCGCCTGCGCCTGTTCCAGCGCTTGGGAGAGTTCGCCGATCTGCTGCTGCATGGCCTGCATCTGCTGCGCCTGTGCCTGGCCTTCCTCGCCCTCCGGCCCGAGCAACTCTTCCAGATCCAAGCGCTCGTCGTACTTGCGCAGGGTCTCCTTCAACAGCTTGCGCAGCACGTCGGCCAGCTGCAGCTGACCGGCCATCTGAAGCTCGAAAATCTTGGTGATCGTCTGCTCGATGACCGGCAGCAACATCTGCCACTGCTCGCGCTCCTTGGCCTGATTCGGCTTGCTGGTGGAGCCGGCGCGGATGTCGATGTTCACGAGCGCGAACACCTGCTCCTTCGCCATCATCGGCCACACCGCATCCTGCCCGGCGAGGTACTGCACCTGCTCGACGGTCAACTCCTGCAGGCAGATCTCGGCCGCCGCCTTGGCCATCTCCTTGAGCACGTCCTCGGTCACGTCGCGGCGGAAGTCGGAGCGGCCCATCAAGCCGGCCTGCTGGATCTGCGCCTCCGTCGCCGTCTTGGCCTCCACCACGCCGCCCGCCGCTGCGTCACCCCGGCCGGCCACCATCTCCATGTCGCCGCGAATGGGGTTGGTGTCGTAGACGGACGGGTCCATCGGGATGCCGGGGATCTCGCCGAGATCTTGCCCAAGCGGCTCGCCCGGCTTGCCGGAGACCACGATGATCTGCCGGCTCTTGCGGTTCTTGATGTTGTCGACGTCCTCCTGCGTCAGCGAGCCACTGCCGCGCACCACGCGCACCGGCATGCTGTCGGCCCGGTGCTCCGCCCACTGCGTGCGCGTCTTGTTGTACTCGTCCTGCAACTCCCTCTGCAGCGAGACGTCGGGCAGCGCGTTCATGCTGCCATCTTGGAAGTTCCAGCCGATGCGGTAGAACGGATACCAGCGCTCCGGCTGCTTGGCCGGCTGGTAGGGCTCACGCGCCCACTGACAGCCGCCCTCGGCGAAGGTGTAGACGGTGTTGGACTTCAACTGCCAGATCTCATGCACGCACACGAGTTCGGCGGTTTCGCGATCCTTGACCGATCCCGGCGTCGCGCCGGTCGAGTCCGGCTGCAGCTTGCGCTCGTGGTGGATGGTGGGCGCACCCTCCTTCGGCCACTCCACGCCGGTCAACTGCTCGTAGTCCTCCTTCGTCATCCAGATCATGTGGTCGATGGCGTCGGCCTGCGCGTAGCTGTCGAAGAACGTCAGCGTGCGGTCGAGCACCATGATGTCGTCGGACTGGATGCCGTCGATCACAAGCCCTTCTGCGACGACCACTTCCACCTGCGCTTCCAGCGCCTCGATCATGGTCAGCAGTTCGGCCTTGGCCAGTTCGGTGTCGCGCGAGTCGTCGACGTGCTTGGACCGGCGCAGCATCCATTCGAGCGTGCGCAGGTTGTCCTGTGCGTCGTGGATACGGGACTTGATGATCGGATCGCTGGCGTAGTCGCGCTGATAGATCATCTTCAGCCACGCTTCGCCCGTGTTGTAGGTGCTGTACAGCGCCGCCCGCATGCGCTGCTTCAGCTGCGTGTCCTCGATGAACATGCGACTGAGCACGATGTCGAGCGTTTGCGCGAACTGCTTGACGGTGCGATAGGTGGCCGGGGAGACGGACCGGCTCGGGGAGACGGCAATCTCAGGGTTCTTGGCGTAGACGTTCGGGACGATGGTGGACTGATTGGCGTAAATGAGGTTGGTCCGCACCAGCCCGCCCTTGCCGTCATCGTGCTTGGTGCCCGCCGAATACTCGCGGTTGTCCTTCCACTCCTTGCAGCGCTTGTCGTGGGCCTCGTGGTTGGTGCGGACGCGCTTCTGCCAATTCTCCAGCTGCGGGGGGCGTTGCCGCTCCCCGCTGCCGGTGTCCGCGCTGTAGGCGGGTGATGCCATCAGTACAGCAGGTCGATTTCCGCTCCGCCCGCCGCGTACGCGGAGCACACCGCGTACATCATCCGGCGCAGATCAACGTTGCGCATCTCGTCGATGCCGTCGTTGGTCGCGCCTGGCACGCTCCACGCGACGTCGTTGATGCAGTCCTCGAAGTGCGTGGCGAGCGCGGTAGAGTCGGACGCCAGAATGGCCGCATCGGTCGACGTGGCTTTGCTGCCCATGACCGCGAACGTACCGTCGAACAACACCTGATCAGCAGTCTGGTGCGCGTGAGCGACGGCCGCATGACCCTTCATGAACGGGGTCTGGTCGAACACCGCTGCGATCACGGTGTTGGTCACAGTCACCGCGCCGCCCGTGGTCGTGCCCGGCAGGCTGAACGTGTTGGTGCCGGTCGAGACCAGCGAGAAGATGCCGTTGGCCGCCGCGCTGCCGGTCGAGCCGAACAGGGCGAAACGGCGCAGCGCGTCACGCGGGTTCTGCGCAAGCGACGGAATGTTGTGCAGCGCGCCCAGCGTCGCGACGTGCGGGCTGGCATTGCTGATGGACGAGACGGTGATACCGCGAGCGGCCGAAGCCAGCACGCCAAGGGAGCGACGCATGAACATGGTTTGAAGCCTCCGGCAGAGATCGGCCCTGCGAGCCGGCACGGCTTCGACGACCCCGTGCGGACATCGGACGCCCACGCGCCCGACACCGCCGTTATTGCCGCGTCGGGGCCTCGGCGTCCAACGAAACGCCTAGGTTTTCCTGCGACGATAGATCCACGCCCCACGCCGCTGCATTGGCGTACTCCTGCGCCGCCGTCAGCGTGTCCTGCAGCCCCTGCAACGCCTGCTTGCGGGCCGCATGCGGGGACTCGGCGGAGACGAGGATGACATCCCCGCCGAGCAGCGCACGGGTGACGCTGCGCCCCTGCAGCTTGCCGGACACGCTGAACATGAACATGCCGTGGCGGATGCCGTCGATCTCCGGCAACTCGCCCTCCAACTCCGGATGCACGTGCGTCATCTCCATCAACTGCTCGATGGTGATGAACGGCCGGTGCTTCTTCAGCGCGCCGCTCATGCCGGCCAATGCCGCGCGGACCTTCTTCTCGTGCCAATACTCGAACTCCGACTGCGGTGATGTATCGAACGGGTTCTGGTCCGGTACGTCGGCCTCCGTCTGCCGCTTGCCGAGGCGCGCAGCCGGGCGGAACTCGTTCACGTCGGGTAGCTTCATCACTTGCTCCTGTAGATGGATTCTTGCGTCTGCCGCTGCTGATCTGTGATCCACAGCAAGTAGTCGTAGGTGCCGTAGGCGGGCACGCTGGACGGCTTGGTCGTGTCCTTGCCGCCGCGCATTTGGTAGATCATCCGGCCGAGCAGGGATGCCGCGTCGTGGTCGTCGTCGCGCTTGGCCGAGCCGAACCGCACCAGCCGTTCGAGGAAGTCCTTCGCCCACGGCGCCTGGCGCGGCAGGTAGACCCGCCGTTGAGCCGCCAACGCCCGGAACGCCTGCCCACGCTGCGCCTTGTCGACAGATGACGCGAACTGCTCGCGCGCCGTCCATGCGTCGTGCCGCTGCTGCTGTAGCGTGATGACGCTGTCCAACGAGCGGATGATCTGCCCGGACTCCTCGCCCCACCCCACCGGCTGCCACTGCCGGACGAGGCGGATGAACTCGTCGATCCCGATGGACGCATGCGTCTGCCCGGTCCTGTAGTCGCAGAGATTCAACTCCCCCATCATCGCCGGCCCGGCCACCGCGCCGACCAGATGCACGGTGTAGTCGCCACCGTCCTGCGTCACCGCGTAGTCGCTCGCGCCGTAATAGCGGACGTGCTTAGGCAGCTCGTCGTACCACTGGAACCACTCGCGGCGGTAATAGTCGCCCTCCTCCGGACTCGGTCGCTGCTGGTAGAGCGCCGCCCAGCTGCGTGATGGGTGGGTTATGCGCTGCTGCTCCAACGCCTCGCGGGTGTAGTAGTTCGGCCAGTACGACTCGCCCGGCTTGCGGCCGAGAATGTCGTCGTCGCGCTCGGCAAGGGCCTGCATGCTGATGACGAACCACATCTCGCCGTCCCGTGCGCGGATCCAGCCGGACTCACCGTTGTAGCCTTCCGGCAGGATGCGGCCGGCGACGTCGTCCTCATGCCAGCGGGTGGCAACATAAGCTATGGCCCCTTCCGGCTTCAGACGGGTGCGAAGGTCGTCCGTGTACCAGGCCCACGCCGCATCCCGCT